ATGTGATGATTTTCATCATTACACATAATCTTAAAAAGTCTTGTGCTTACATTGCCATCTGAATCAAGAAATCTTTTGCAAGTATCTTTCTTGCAGCACTCATTACCATCTTTCTGGCAAAAATAATAACTATCTTTTTCATTATCGCATCCAACTATAATATTAGTTCCGTTTGCAAAATATACATTCATACATTATTGCTCGCAATCTTTAAAAGTAATTCTCTATTAATTCCCGGATACCAAGACTCAATCTGATTAATTAAATCTTCAATCATGATTTGAAGCTCCGGAGCAGCTGTTCCATGAGCGCCACCATCTTTTGATCCTCTCTCAACATAAATATGCGCTAATTCAGTAATATTTATTTTGAAAGTAAAATTCATGGGAATTGCCAGTGGATATAAACCACGTTTTACATCTTTATTATTTTCTAATCCTTTTTTGATGAAACCATTATTTGACCTTACATAAGTATCACCATAATAACTAATCTCACCAGGAATTTTCGTTCCAAGATATTTTAATACTTCATCCCATGTGATAATTTTATCTTCGTACCATTCAGAAACTTCTCCTTCATGGTAATCTGCAAGCCTTGTACTGCTACGAATAATTCTGTTATCCATTCTCTTTGCGTGGGAGTCAAGATCGTCGGTTGCTCCTCTATGAAGACCTTCTACAACAACTGAAATATCTTCAAATCGCAGCATTGTGATATGCTTTTGTCCCC